CGACTATTTATTTATAAAGGAATTAAATATGGGTACAAATATTAAAGTTGCTCAAAATGTAAGTAGCGACGGTGCTATTATTAATGGCTTCAGATATGTAGACAGTAATTTAACTGTTGGAGCAAATGGTGGTGGACCAGTTCCTCAGACAGTGCGTGTCATGGCTATCCATACTTACTCAACTATTGCTGGTGAAGTTGTAATTACTGGTGCAAATCAGATTACTAATAAGACTGCCAAGGGTACGGCTATTCGATATCGTGTGGGTGCTTTAGATTCTAACGATATGTATATTGGAGATATGGGTGTTGGTGTTTATGGTGTACTCAGTGTAGCGACATCAGGTACTGCTGCTATGGCTCCTACGATTACACTATATGTAGGCTGATATGCCTTCTTATTCTTATCTGAAGACTGACATTATTAATACAACTGAGAATGATTCGACTGAGTTTGCGGATCAAATTCCTAAGTTGATTGAAAAAACAGAACTACGTCTTACTAAAGATTTAGACGATGTTGGTTTAGATGAGTATACCGCTATTTCATATGTAGCAACTAATGCCAGTATCGCACTTAATGATAGAGTGCGTATTGTTCGTAATGTAAACTACACCACAAGTGTCAGTGTAACTGGAGTTCCAGCCTCTTCAAAAGTAAACTTGTTACTAAGAACTTATGAGTATGCTACAGACTACTGGCCTATTGCTACATCTACAGGAACTCCCCGTTACTATTCACGGAAAACGAATGGATCAATTTACATCGTACCAACACCTACATCAACTTTGTCAGGTATTGTTCAAACAGCGTCACGGCCTTTAGCTCTTGCTTCGGCAACAGGTACAAGTGTGACGGTTTCAAACTATTACAGTGAATATTGCTATAATGCTTTGTTCTATGGTTGTATGTTAGAAGCCACTATGTACATGAAAGATTGGGCTACTCTCCCAGTTTGGCAGGGACAGTATGATAACGCAATCACATCACTTCGTAATCAGGCACGTAGAACTAGACAAGACGATATGGAAATCGCTGCTAGTCCTGCTGGCGGACCCGACACAATTATACAAGGAACAAGCTAATGGTATCAAGACTTTTTACTAAAGGCGCTTCAGGCGTTGCAAAAAAATTACTTAAACCTAAACCCAAACCTAAACCCAAGCCTAAAGCTACAGGCACAGGTCTTTCAAAACCTACTGTTGTTAAAAATAAAAACAAACGTAAGTATGAAGATAACGTGGCTGAGATGGGCGGTGGTCGTAGAGTAGGAAGTGACGCTGCTCGTAGAAAAGCCATGACAGGTAAAGAATTGCAAGATGCGTGGCAAGGACTGTCAAAAAAAGCCAAAAATGCTGAACGTGTAAAAGGAAAAGATAGCGAGTTCTACTCTATTATTAAAAAGCTATCTCCAACGCGTAAAAGAAAGCCTTTAACTGGACCCAATACTCCTGAAACTCCCATTGACACTAGAAATTTTGGTGATGTTCGAGGAGCTGGTAGCCTACTAAAGGCTGGCGGTAAAGTAATGAAGCGTGAAGCTGGCGGTAAGGTAAGGGATACTAAAAATGCAACGCCAAAAAACAAGCCGTCTATTCCTGATTCTACTAAGTATGGAAGAGGCGCTACTCGTGGAGCAGATGATGCAAAAATGGTACCTGCTAAGAAAATGGGCGGTGGTCAAGTAATGAAGTATAAGAAGGGCGGCATGGTATATAAGAAAGGTGGCGGTGTTATTAAGGCTTCTGATGGTGATAGCTTTGTTGCTGGATGTTACACGAATAAAAGCATAGCATAGTGGCTACAAGTCGTGCCAGCATTAGACAGCAAGTTACTAAGGGTGGTCGAAAGAAAAAGCCACCTCTTGGTTCTGGCAAACGATTTAAGAAAACAGTTTCTAATTTAAAAAAACGTGGGGCTAGAAACCCTAAAGCTTTAGCAGCATACATTGGAAGAAAAAAGTACGGTGCTAAAAAAATGGCCGCGATGGCTGCAAAGGGAAGAAGGAGAAAATCATGAAGAAGACTTATTTAAGAGGGCCGCACAGTTTGCTGGCTTATCCTGCTGACCTTGATGCTATTACTGGTAAGCCTACTGGTCAGGGTTTCGGTGCTGCGCGTAAGGGTCCGTCTGTTGTAGGCAAACCTGAGAATGTAGTTGTAGATTATTCTATGGATGAAAAAGTTATTTACACAGAAAAAGCTGGAGAGTAATTATGTCAGGGCTTACTGGTAAATTATCTGGAATTGTTGTAAAAGCTTTAACAAGTAAAGGTAAAAATAGTAAAGCCGCTAATGCTGCTATTGCTAAAGCTGCTAAGTCTAATGATATGTCTGTTGATGCTTATAAGAAAGCAGCTAAAGCCCAGATTAAAGCAGATGCTAAACCTGTTTCTAAAACAGTTAAGGGTGAGAAACCTTCAGATAAAGAGCCTAGTAGATTTGGAAAAGGACAAGCTAGAGAAATTCAAAGACTTACAGGTATTAATCCAAGAAACTTTAATAAAAAAACTGTTGCAGAACAACGAGCAATATTAAATAAACAGTCTGAAGGAGAAGTACCTTCAGGTAGGCGTACATCTACAACAGATAGTGCTGGTAATAAAGTTGAAGGCGGTGTTAATACAAACCTTCTTTCTAAAGCTCAACTTGACCCTGAGTTAAAACAATATTCAAGAGCGCAACTTAGACGCCTTATTAAAACTGGTCAAGCTAAAATTGTTAGAATGAAAAACGGCAAGACTAAACTTGTTACTACTGGACAGTATGCTCCTCCTAGAGGAGAAGTAGCTGAGAAGATGGGCTTAACAGGCCGTGGTAAAATTAGTGAAAGAGAAATTAAAAACCTAACTGCTGGTGAAGGTGGTCCGGGATTTGAAATTCGTAAAAAAGGTGGCCGTGTTGGCGTTGGATGCGGTGCTGCTCTTCGCGGCGGCGGAGCCGTAAGGAGCAAATAAATGGCAAAAGAAAAAGCAAGAGATAATTTATTAGAAGCTGTTTCAAAAGAAAGAGCTAAGTCAAATCCTAATAAACGTGTGCTTGACAGATTGCAAAGACAGCTCACAAGAATAGGTGGCATAACATCGGGCGGAGGGTCAAAAAAAACTAAGGCTAAACTCGCTCCAGCTAAAGCCCCTGATGTTCGGAGAGTGGCAGATAAACCTACATATGGTGATGTTCGGAGAGTGGCAGATAAGCCTACATATGGTGATGTTTTAAGAGTGGCAGATAAGCCTACATATGGTGATGTTTTAAAGGTAGTAGATAGACCAGCTGAGAATCCTGATACTTACAACAAGTTAAAGCCATCAAAAGACAAAGGTTATTTTCCTCCCAAAAAAGTTGCTGACTTTAACTCTCCTGATGGGATTACGGTAGCTAGAAAACCCAATACAAGTAGGGCCGTGCCTAAAGCTAAACCTACACCACCGGGTGATATGATGGGCACTACTCCTCCGGGCGGTGGAACACTATCTAAAAAAGATGTTGATGAATATTCAGAAGCTTTTGCATCTCCTGATGCTGATAAGATGTACAATCTTTCTGAAAAAAATAGACGTAAAGATATGAACATGCTAGAACGTGCTTTTGATTCTATTAAGGTAGCGGGTGATAGAGCTACGGCTGACAGAAGAAAGCGTGGACTTAGTGATTATGATATGAATGAAGAATTTTACTCTAAAAAAGGCGGTCGCGTTGGAGCCACTATGAAGAAGACTAGAAAGTCATCTGTTCGTAAACGTGCAGCAAAAAGAGGCTTTGGTGTCGAAACTCGCGGAAACTAATTTTAATAACCTTCCTGAAGAAGTAGGAATAAATTGGGATATAGAACGTCCTATAGAAAAAGATTATAAAAATTGGGACGAGTACTGGATTGAGTTTTGTAACTATATGGTAGAAAAATATAAGAATACTAACTGTAGGAAAAAATAATGGCTTTATCGGATTCTGATAAGAAAAAACTTAAACGCTATAGATTAAGCGGTCTGAACAAACCAAAGCGTACGCCAGACCATCCTACTAAAAAAGGTATTGTTGCTGTAAGTAATAATGGTGGTATTAAAATTATTAGGTTTGGCGATCAGAAGATGGGACATAACTATTCCCCTGAAGCTCGTAAATCTTTTAAAGCAAGACATGGTAAGAATATTGCCAGAGGTAAAACAAGTGCAGCTTACTGGGCAGATAAACTTTTCTGGGCTGGACCTAGCGGTTCTAAGAAAAGTCCTCCTAAGTCTCAGAAGCTTGTACGTGGCATAAAAAGAAGAGGTTAATATGAAAAAGGCAGTAGATGCTCCTAAAGGTTTTCATTGGATGAAGGCTGGTAAAGGATTTAAACTTATGAAGAATCCTAGTACTGGTTATGCTGCACATAAGGGTGCGTCAAAAAAAGCAAGCTTTGAAGTTCAAACTGTACATAAGAAATAAAATATACAATGGCAGTAAAAAAGAAAACTGGCACAGCTACCAAGCGTAACCCTGCTAAGTGGGCTAGAGCAAAGGCCAGAGCTAAAGCTAAAATGGGTGGTAAACATTCTGCCAGAGCTATGCAGCTTGCTGTTAAGTATTATAAAGAATCTGGTGGAAGTTATACAGGTAAGAAAAAATCTACTAATAAATTATCAAAGTGGACTAAGCAAAAATGGAAAACAAAGTCAGGGAAACCAAGCAGCAAGACAGGGGAGAGATATCTTCCAGAGAAAGCAATCAAAGCCCTGTCGTCAAAAGAGTATGCTGCGACCACGAAAACAAAGAGAAAAGCGACTGCTGCGGGGAAGCAATACTCCAAACAACCTAAACGTATTGCGCGTAAGGTTAAGAGATATAGGAAAACATAATGGCTGTATCAGGTACATATAATTTTAATCTCGATATTGACGAGGTTATTCAAGAAGCAATGGAAATGATTGGAGGCGAAAGCACTCTGGGTCATGAACCTGCTTCTGCTCGTCGTTCTATTAATATTATGTTGAAAGATTGGCAAAACCGTGGTATACTGTTATGGAGTACAAGTGTTTCTTCTCTAACGGTAGTAGCTTCTACTGGAGTATATAATCTATCTTCTAATACTATTGATGCACTTGAAGTAGTTTTAAATAGAGACAGTACTGATTTACAGTTGACACGTATTACATCAGAAGAGTATTTATTGATACCTAATAAAACACAGACAGGGCGACCCTCTCAGTATTCTATTCGTAGAAGTAGAGATAATCCTGTGATGTCCGTTTGGCCCCTTCCAGATAATTCCACAGACATTTTAAAGATAGAAGTAATCAGCGAACTACAGGATATTAATAAGTCCGCAGAACAAAACGCTGATCTACCTAAAAGATTTTTTCCTTGTCTTACGGCAGGGTTATCTTACTACATGTCAATGAAACGAGCAGGAGTACCCTCTGAACGTATCAGCATGTTAAAAACTAATTACGAAGAGACTTTAGGCAGAGCAATGGAAGAAGATCGTGAACGAGCAAGCTTGTTTATTCGTCCTAGACTTCGTTATTTATAATGGCAAGTAATAAAAATGCACTAGCTATGTGTGATGTATGTGGATGGGTTTATCCGCATAGGCTCATGCAAGAAAATAGCTATGGCCTTATTGTTTGTCCATCAGATTTTGAGGGTAACTTTGATTTAAAAAACCATCCTCAAAATAAAATTCCTGACGTTCGAGACAACCCTGCTATACGTAATCCTAGACCTGACACAGGTGGCAGAAATTTAACATGGGATCAAGCAGCAACTACTTGGGATTCAACAGATGAGCATTGGCAACTAATATGACAGATTTAACAGGTAAATTAATTTCAGGAACATATCAGCAGCTATTGCTTATTAATAGTAGTACTGCTAATGAGGGTGTTAGTACATCTGCTGTGTTTGTTCAAACAGGTGACGGTACTAATACTGCATTAAAAGTAGCTACAAATAAAATAATTGTTAATACTGCTTTTCTTGTAGATGGTACAGCAACAATTACTAATGATTTAGTTGTTAGTGATAAAGTCTGTGCTTCTGCTTTCTTTGGAGATGGTTCTAATCTTACAGGCTTAACTGCTAGTATTGGTGGTGATATTTCTGTCAGTTCTATTACTGTAGCTGGTAATGCTAATGTTGGTGGAAGCTTAGTTGTAAAAGCAAATGCTTCTGTAAGCGGTGCTTTAAATGTAGCAGGTAATGCGTCTCTTGGTGGCACACTAACTCAGACAGGTGTAGCAACTTTTGCAAGCAATGTTACAGTAGGTGGAAAGCTTGTTGTAGAAGGTGATGTGTCTGTCAGTGGTCAGCTAGATGTAAATGAAAATGTATCTATAGGCGGTACTCTTCTTGTAACAGGTACAGGTACTCTTACTGGTAAAACTGAATTTAAAAACGATGTCTCCGTTAGTGGAAGACTTGATGTTGCACAATCAGTATCTGTTGGTTCTGTTTTAAATGTAACAGGTATCAGTAACTTTGCTACTGATGTATCTGTTAGCGGTAATATCCATGTTGTTGGTAATGTAACAGCCGCTTTTTATTATGGTGACGGTTCTAACTTAACTAATGTTGTAGCAAGTATTGGTAATATTCCAGACAGTGTTTCTATATCAGGCTTTTTACATGTTGGTGGTATTCTTTCTGTTACTGGCGGTGCAACTTTTGCATCTACAGTTACAGTAGTAGGCGCTGCTACATTTAAAGATGATGTATCTGTAAGTGGTAATACTAATTTACTAGGTACTGTTACAATTGGTGGTGCAGTTAGTTTGGCTTCTAGCCTTAGTGTGGCTGGTGCTGCTAACTTTGCTAATACTGTTACCATAGCAGGTGCTGTTAGTCTTGGCTCTACTTTAAGTGTAGGAGGTGCTACAAATTTTGCATCTACAGTTACAGTAGTAGGTGCAGGTACTTTTAAAAATAATGTATCTGTAAGCGGTAATTTAGATGTAGCAGGTAATGTATCAGTAGGTGGTACTATTTTTGCTACTGGTGGTATTACTTTTGATGGAGACATATCAGTAAGTGGTGATGTAAACATTGGCGGTACTTTAACAGTAGCAGGAGCCACAAGTTTAGCATCTACTCTTAGTGTAGGTGGAGCTACTAATCTATTAAGTACAGTTACTGTAGTAGGAGCTACTGGTTTCTTAAGCACTGTTCGAGTTAGTGGTGCAGCTACAATGGCTAGTACACTAGACATAGCAGGTAACACATCTGTTGGCGGAACACTATTTGTAACAGGTGCTGGTACATTTGATAGTACTGTTTCAATCAGTGCTGGATTAGTTGTCGGCGGAACTGCGACAGTTGTTGGAGCAATGAGCATCGGCGGTGCCTTGAGTGTTGGTGGCGCTACTAATTTATTAAGTACAGTTACAGTAGTAGGTGCTACAGGTTTCTTAAGCACTGTTAGAGTAAGTGGCGCTGTAACAATGGCTAGTACACTTGATGTAGCAGGTAATGTATCAGTAGGCGGTACTATTTTCGCAACAGGTGGCATTACATTTGATGGAGACGTATCAGTAAGCGGTGATGTAAATATAGGAGGCGCTACTAACTTACTAGGAACAGTTACAGTTGCAGGAGCTACAGGTTTCTTAGGCACTGTAAGAGTTAGTGGAGCTACTTCTCTTGTAGCAGGTTTGGTAGTTGGTGGTACAGCTACTGTTGTTGGAGCAATGAGCGTTGGTGGTGCCTTGAGTGTAGGAGGTGCAACTAACTTACTTAGCACTGTTACCATAACAGGTGCTACAGGTTTCTTAAGCACTGTTAGAGTAAGTGGCGCTGTAACAATGGCTAGCACACTTGATGTAGCAGGTAATGTATCAGTAGGCGGTACTATTTTCGCAACAGGTGGCATTACATTTGATGGAGACGTATCAGTAAGCGGTGATGTAAATATTGGAGGCACACTTACTGTAGCAGGAGCCACAAGTTTAGCATCTACTCTTAGTGTAGGCGGAGCTACTAATCTATTAAGTACAGTTACTGTAGTAGGAGCTACTGGTTTCTTAAGCACTGTCAGAGTAAGCGGTGCTGCAACAATGGCTAGTACACTTGATGTAGCGGGTAATACATCCGTTGGTGGGACTTTGTTTGTGACAGGTGCTGGTACATTTGATAGTACTGTTTCAATCAGTGCTGGATTAGTTGTAGGTGGTACAGCTACTGTTGTAGGTGCTATGAGTGTTGGTGGCGCATTAAGTGTTGGTGGAGCAACTAACCTACTTAGCACAGTTACGGTTGTTGGTGCTACAGGTTTCTTAGGTAGTGTGCGTGTAAGTGGTGCAATATCTGTAAGCAATGCAAATGTAGGTGGTACACTAACCGTAGCAGGAGCCGTTAGCCTAGCTTCAACTTTAAGTGTAGGTGGTGCAGCTAACTTTGCTTCAACGGTTACAGTGGCAGGTGTAGGCATCTTTAAGGGTGCAGTATCTGTAAGTGGTAATTTAGACGTAGCAGGTAATGTATCAGTAGGTGGAACTATATTTGCTACTGGTGGTATTACATTTGGTGGAGACATATCAGTAAGCGGCGCTGTAAATATTGGTGGCACATTAACAGTTGGTGGTGCAACAAGTTTAGCATCTACTCTTAGTGTAGGTGGAGCTACTAATTTACTAAGTACTGTTACCGTAGCAGGAGCTACTGGCTTCTTAAGCACTGTTAGAGTTAGTGGCGCTGCAACAATGGCTAGCACACTAGATGTAGCAGGTAATACGTCTATTGGCGGAACACTATTTGTAACAGGTGCTGGGACATTCGATAATAATGTATCTGTCAGCGGTAACTTAGTGGTTGGAGGTACAGCCACTGTTGTTGGAGCAATGAGCATTGGTGGTGCTTTAAGTGTAGGAGGCGCTACTAACTTACTAGGAACAGTTACAGTTGCAGGAGCTACAGGTTTCTTAGGTACTGTAAGAGTTAGTGGAGCTACTTCTCTTGTAGCAGGTTTGGTAGTTGGTGGTACAGCTACTGTTGTTGGAGCAATGAGCATTGGTGGTGCTTTAAGTGTAGGAGGCGCTACTAACTTACTAGGAACAGTTACAGTTGCAGGAGCTACAGGTTTCTTAGGTACTGTAAGAGTTAGTGGAGCTACTTCTCTTGTAGCAGGTTTGGTAGTTGGTGGTACAGCTACTGTTGTTGGAGCAATGAGCGTTGGCGGTGCCTTGAGTGTTGGTGGAGCAACTAACTTACTCAGCACTGTTACAGTTGCAGGTGCTACAGGTTTCTTAAGCACTGTAAGAGTTAGCGGTGCAGCTACAATGGCTAGTACACTAGATGTAGCAGGTAATACGTCTGTTGGTGGAACACTGTTTGTTACAGGTGCAGCTACATTCGATAGTACTGTTTCAATCAGTGCTGGTTTAGTTGTAGGCGGTACTGTAACAATTTTAGGTAATAATGTTCAAGCAGCAAATGCTAGAGTGTGTGCTTCAGCTTTTTACGGTGATGGCGCTAACTTAACTAATGTTCCAACTGGAGCAGTTAGTGGTAATATTTCTGTATCCAATGCTCTTGTAGGTGGTACTCTTAGTGTAGTTGGTGCAACTCATTTAAAAAATACAGTTTCTGTAGGTGATGCTGCTAAGTTTGCAAGCACAGTAACCATAACAGGTGCCACAGGATTTTTAAGTACTGTTAGAGTTAGCGGCGCAGCTACAATGGCTAGTACACTTGATATAGCGGGTAATACATCTGTCGGCGGAACTCTGTTTGTTACAGGTGCTGGGACATTCGACAACAATGTATCTGTCAGCGGTAACTTAGTGGTTGGAGGTACAGCTACTGTTGTAGGTGCTATGAGTGTTGGCGGTGCTTTGAGTGTAGGAGGTGCTACTAACTTACTCAGCACTGTTACCATAACAGGTGCCACAGGATTCTTAAGTACTGTTAGAGTTAGTGGTGCAGCTACAATGGCTAGTACACTTGATATAGCAGGTAATACGTCTGTTGGTGGAACACTGTTTGTTACAGGTGCAGCTACATTCGATAGTACTGTTTCAATTAGTGCTGGCTTAGTTGTAGGCGGAACAGTTACAATTTTAGGTGCAAATGTTCAAGCAACAAATGCTAGAGTATGTGCTTCAGCTTTTTATGGTGATGGTGCTAATTTAACTAATGTGCCGGGTGGAGCAGTTGCTGGTAATATTTCTGTATCCAATGCTCTTATAGGCGGTACTCTTAGTGTAGTTGGCGCAACTCATTTACAAAGT